CCTAAACTATTTTTTTTGAATCAAATTGTCTAAGAGGATGAGAATTATGTCATTTCAAGAATTAATCAAAACAGTACAAAACAAACAGGAAATAACAGTCAACGGCCAAACACTAACCGTCGACAAACTAACAGTAAAAGAATTAGAACAATACAAAAACATTGTAAACCGTGCACTCGGAACCGTCAAAATGGGAATGGGAAACGAACGCAACCTACAAAGTGCCAACATGAACGTTGAACAAGTAAGTGCAGCACAGGACAAGGCAGACCATTATCTTATCCAGTGCAGTTTCAAGGATGAGGAAATCGGTGAGGAAGAGATTGACAAGTTATATGACTTGTACACGCCACTCGTTGAGGCACTAAAACGTGTTAACAACATTAACGAGGCGGATAATGGCCGGTTAGAAAGTGACTTAAAAAACTCTTAGACTCGCCGGAGGGAATGCATTATGCAAGAATGGAATTTTACGGTTATCATGTGTTCGCAGCGGAGTATGGTGATTTGACTCCTGAGCAGGCACTGTTTATTGATATGGGAGTTTCAAAGGTGTATAATGAATTGTTCGGTGAAGATGAAAAAAGTAAGAGGGAAGTTAGCAGGTTAAGGGGTAGGAGTAGAAGACCACGTAAACACTTCTAGGTTTATTGTGGGATGTTCTGTTCCTGCTCCTATTTTTTTTTAGGCATATAAATGATAATGGAGGGAAAAGAATTATGGTAGTAACGGAAACATTACAAGTCATACTAAACGCTAAGGATCAGTTGACGAGTAAGATTAACCAGGTCAACAATGCACTAAGACAAACCGGAACCGCCGCTAACACTGCAAGTGCCAGTGCTACAAGTGCCACCACCAGACTAGGTAATGCATACACACAACTACAGAACAAGGTACGAACAGTCTTCAACAATATTAAGACCACAATCCGTAACAGTACCGCGGGTAAGATAGTTAGTGAGAGCAGCCTCGCTCAGCCGTTTCTTAATGCTGCTGAGAAGATAAGGCAGAAATGGACTAGTATGACTGAAACCTTGAAAAGCAAGATGCAATCGTTAAGGAGTAGCACTAATACTGATGTGGGATTTAATATTAGTCCTGCGGGGCTTGCTACTCTTAACGGGCAGGTTACCACTACTACTGGTAAGGTAACAATGCTCGGGCAGGTAATGAACCGTATAGCGAGTGGAGCTAGTAAGCTGGGTATTAATTTTGGTACTGCATTCACTACTGCGAGCAGTAAGATTGAAACGTTCAAATCTAAGCTTGGTAGTATTGGTAGTAAAATGACAAGCATAGTCGGGGGATTGTCCGGTGTACAGAGTGCTATTATGGGAGCATTCGGAGCAGTGGGAGTAACAAGTCTGTCACAGTTCACCATCGGAGCCGCTATAGCAAGACAAAAACTTAACGCGGTAACAACAAGTATCACTGGAAGCGAAGCCGCTACTAAGAGTTTGAACAAGGCAATAAGTGCAGCTACAAATGGTGGAGTAGTAGGGTTTACTAAGGTGGCTCAGGCAGTACAGCAGATAGGTATCAAATACAACCTCACGAATAAGCAGTTAGAGGCCACTGCACCAGTATTGAATAAGATTGGTACATTGGCACGTGCTATGGGTAAGGATAGTGAAACTGCTGCAACTATTATGAGTAAAGCTTATGATGGTTTGAATGGTAACTTTATGCTCTTACAACGTAATCTTGGTATTACTAAGCAACAGTTACTTGATGCTGGTTGGAGTGGTGCAGCTACTGATGTAGATGGTTATACACTGGCATTGAATAAGGTATTGGATACTAAGCCGGAGATGCAGGAATACCTGAACAGTTACGAGGGACAGATGGAACGATTACGATTTGCTATACAAGGGGTAGGTCGGCAGATAGGTGAAATATTCCTGCCAATCCTTAATATGTTGCTCGGAACGTTCCTTGACTTGCATCAGAAATGTCCATGGCTTACTACTGTTATTGTAGCACTCGCTGTTGGTATTGTGGGATTGATTAGTGTACTAAGTGTGTTGGCTCCTATTATTATGATGATAGTAGAGTTACATGAAATGGAGGCATTCGCCACACTAGCTGCTTACTGGCCTTACCTGCTCATAGCTGCTGCAATACTGATAGTAATTGGTATATTATTATACCTATACAACACGAACGAGGGCGTACGTAACACCATGAACAAAATCGGAGAAACAATCCGAAACGTATTAATCAAAGCATGGAATGAACTACAGAAAATAGTACAACCCCTCGCCACAACATTCGACCACCTCAAACAAGTACTAGGCAGACTAGCCAAACAATTACTAGCAGCATTCGGAATAACAGGAGATGCAGCTGATAACTTTGACTGGCTAAGTGCAGTGATAAAAGGCTTAGGATTAGTCTTAGAAGTAATAGTAACACACTTAGTTACAGTGGCAGAAGTCATAGCCTCAATAGTAGTACCAGTCATCAGCTTCTTAGTGAATGTGGTTGCGAACTTGATCAACTTCTTTGTATCACTTGGTGAGGCATTAACGCTTCTTAGTCAGGGTGATGTGATGGGATTCCTTACCGTACTCGGTGAAGCATTATCCACATTCATCATGGACACAATAACAAATTTCGGTCAAATGTTCCTAGAGATATGGAACAACCTTAACCTCATATTTGGTGGCGTGCTCTCATCCGTGTGGACTTGGCTTGTTCAACTTATCACGGCCATGATATGGGGTGGTTGGCAGATGGTAATAGGATTCCTCATGTGGATTGCCTCATTACCTGGACAATTCTGGAATTACCTGGTCATGTGTTGGAATAACTTCCTGAACTGGGCAGGTCAAATGATAGCCAAAGCCTCAGAAGCTGGTAACAAAGTAGTAACCGATTTCATCAATTGGATTACAAGCTTGCCAGGTAAGTTCTGGAACTGGTTATTGAATACTATTAACAAGATTAAGGACTTTAAAGACCAGGCTGTGCAGAAGATGAAGGATACTGCTAAGAAGATGGTTGATGACTTTATCGATTATGTTAAGAAGTTACCGAGTAAGTTTGGTGAATGGCTTGGTAAGATTAAGGATGAGATTTGGGCTCGTCGTGGAGCATTGGTTAGTGCTATTATCCGTCTTGGTTGGGATTTACTCAGAGAGTTTAAGAATGCACTCCTTGGTAGTGTGTTTGGTTCCGCAGAGGTTGGTGATTTTAACAGGATGGTTTATGATGGTTTGAGTGGTGCTGGTAGTGTTGCATCCCGTGCCGGTTACCTCGTTGCTAACAGTTTTAATACTGGCATACTTGATGGTATGGATAAAGCTGGTTTGGATAATATTGGAATCAGTGGTAACGGTCAAGTATTGGCTAGTGTTGAACATGAAATCAGTAGCAGGCAGGGAGACTCACAGACACAACTACTAAGGGACATCCTGGACGCACTAGGCAGTCTACGAGTAGAGCATACTGGTAGCATTGACTTTAATCAGAATGTTGATGTCACTGGTGACACCGGCTTAACCGAGGAGGAACTAAGAAGTGCAGTGATGCAGGCATTACAAGACCGTAATGTTCTCAAGCAGATAGTGCAGAGCAGAGAGTTCCAATCAATGGATAAACGAATGAAAAACCGTATGATACAGGAAATGAGCAGACACATATAAATGATGAGAGGTGAATAGTGTTTTGACAAGAAAGGAAATAAGAGCCAACAGGGCTCGGGTAGTGGGGAATATTCTCCCCGTCTACTCTGAAATGATGAAAACACATAATTATGAGATATTCAATGCAAAGCAGGACGAGGATGGTACGGGTACTTTCAAGAATATTAACAGTACTCTTCGTAACCTTTACGCTCTCAATAAGGGGGTGTATAATGCTGGTAACGTGCTTAATTGGATTTGTGAACATCCACGGGCTGGTACTGGTTTGACTGGAGCGAATCTTAAGAAGGCATTTGCCACGGAGGGTGGTGTGAATATGGGTCGGGGTTACTTGACCGTTTATGCTACACCGGTTATTCAAGACCCTACCAATAATCTTAACCCTGATAATTTCTGTTACACTGTGGAGTTGGATTATGATAGTGAGTATGCTTATGCTATGATGGGATTCCTTAACAGTGCAGAGGATAATGTTAGTCCGGGGATTAGTAAGAAGTTGGATAACCTTGTATCGTATCGTAATAAAGATAACACTAGTCACGTATTGGAATACAAGATGGTTGAGGGCATACTTTACCTTTATGTTGATGGCTGGTATACCGGCCAGTACCTTGATGTCACCGGCCAGTCCCGAGATTTAATGTGTGCCTTCTACATGGGTAGTGCCAGCAGCTCATACACTGGTATTGTGGTGAAGGAATTAAGGTTAGAACCACTCGCCGATGTTTACCCCTCCACTTACCTAGCTAGTAACTTGGATGTGTGGGTATGTGATAAGGTTAAGAATGGTACTGGTGTATCATCCGCTGACCGTGTACAGCCATTTGTGAACGAGGAAACAGGGCGTATGAATGCCGGCCGTGGTTACTGTGCTTATATGAGTAAGGGAATAATCCACCCATATAATCAGTCACTAAAGAGTCGGTTCACACTTTCCTGTACCGTTTACTGTGATGATGGAACGGGGCAGGAAATACTGTTTGGTGAATTGAATAATGATGGTACCGATATTACCGGTGCTTTCAAAACTGCACTGGTAGATATTTGTAATGACGATGACTTTACTGACAGCATCAAAATAGAGTATAAATGTCTTGACAGTCATGCTTACCTTTATGTGAATGGCAGGTACACTGGTAAAAACAGAGACCTTAACAGCATTAACTATATGCTCGGAATGTACAATAACAAGGCACTCACCAGTAATGATGGTGTAGAGATGAACAACATCACCATAAAGAACACTTGCAACTTGTACCCATTCCAGTATCAGATAATGAACCTTGGATTGTGGCAGTATGCGCAGTACACGGGTAACTCTTCCACAAACATTAAAGAACCATTCCTTGTAAGTGGAGCAGTAGATGTGGGTGGAGGAAACTACACTTACCTTAACGCTCCAATACGGATAGAGGACAATGTGGATTACCGTGTAACATTCACATTCACTGGTAACTATCAACGTATAGGTCTGGGGCGGATAACATTTGCAGATAATGGTAAAATCCGTCCAACCGGTATAGACCAGCCAATAATCAACTACATATCACCCGGCGGTCAAAGCCATAGGGCCACGTTCAAAGTCTACAACAAAGTCGCATACCTATTCTTTGACGGTGAATACAGCGGGGTAAAATATGATTTCAGTAACGAGACATACCCCATATTCATAGGATTCTATGATAACGACAAAAGTACAGGTATACGAGTACAGAACATTGAAGCATTACCTGGAACACTAAGCAAAGCAATCGGAGACAACCTACTAATGCCACCAGCAGACTTAACACAATGGAAATACATCGAGGACAGTAGTTTCTTCTCAACAACATCCGGAGAACAAATACGAGCAGCGGACAACCTGATATATACTGCACGGTACAAGTTCAACATATTCAAAGTACCACTTAGCAGGGTAAACGAAAACGAGTACATAGTCGAGTTCAGAAAAGGAAGCCATGCCTACATCGGTATAACCAATGACCCGAACACAGTAGAACGCAGAGTATCAGTACACGTAACAGAGGAAAACGGGTTCGATGAAAGCGGTTCCACCAATAAGCTATCAATATCATTTCGTGGAAGCAGTTACGGCCTGAGCAACAGGGGAGGATTCGTGGACTCCAACAACCTACCCGCCGAGTTCGGAGACAACGTATACCTCATAGTATACCAGAACAATAGCAATGACCGCATGATCATTGAACGGATATATGAAAATGTTGCCGGAGGAGGTGAATAAGTTATGCCAACATATACGAAACGGCCGGGTAAGATTGTGAGGACACCCGGTTATACGTGTGGTAGTACTGATTACCGGTACAAGTGTTGGGATGACCTTGACAATTTGAAGACTGGTGGTACTGCTGCTAGTCGGCGTGCTGATTACCAGTACCCATACATTGCGGGTAAGAATGGTACCTATAAGCAGGCTGCTCCACTTGACCTTACCGAGTTTGGCTTCGAGTTCGCAGCGGATGAAGTGATTGATCAGATTGATGTTACTTACTCTGTGCAGACTTTTATTAATGAGGGTTATTATCCTAGTTTTGAGCACCCTGTAGTTTCCTTGTTGAATACTACTACGAAGAGTCAACAGGCGAATGAGAAGATTACGGGTACTAAGGTTACTCGTACTCATACATGGTATAATGTTCCTACTCGGGCTGTTACTAGTGATAGTTTTGGTGTTCGTTTCTGGTTTGACCAGAACCGTAATACTACTCCGAGCCGTATCGAGCTGAGCGATGTTAAAATTGTGGTTAGTACTACAGATTATACGGAGAAGATTGAATTGGGCGTTGATGCCCCGAATAAACTAACTGTGGGCATTACTACTGAGGTCACGTGTAAGATTGAAAAGACTAGTGAAATGGATTATTTCGGATCGTTCATCGTTGATTTACCATTCGGTGTGGAGTTGGTGGGTGAGCCGACACGTGTTGATGGTGATTACGGTGTTGAGATTAGTACTCATTCCATTGAGGGTAATCAGTATCAGAGCTTGTACTGGATGTTGGATTTGCCGGATGGTCATAGCACGGCACTGTTACAGTTCAAGATTAAAGCGATTACTCCTAGTGCCACGTTCACTTGTTCTGATAAGAAACGAATAACTGAACTGTGCCTTTATGAGGAGGGTAACCGGGAGACACGCTCGTATAGTGCGTTGGTGAATGTTACTCAGATTGAGGCAGTAGTGCAGAGTAACTTTGTAGAAGACCGTAAGAGCATAAGAGCTGACATTGTCTATGATTATAAGGTGAAAGTTTACAGTAATGACCCAACGTGGCGTAAAAAGGTTCTGCACTTGAAGTATGAGACTGGTATGGATGTGATAACCAACCTCGCCGAGATACTGGCCTTGAATAATGTACTCAGTGCCACTTATAATAGTGGTACTGGTGAGTATGAGATTGTATTCAGTGGTGTTCGTATGACTAACCTTGATGTACCAGTCAGTATTGTATTTGATGAGGCAGGGGAGTATGATTTCAAGGCTTGGATGACTATTCAAGCAACTGGTGAACGTATCAGTCCCATCTTTGAGCGAAGTTGTGTTGTGCTCAGTACCAATTTCCAAAAACTAGGATTCACCCGTCTTTGTATCACGGATTATGCTGACCAGATGGCGGATGGTATCGAGTACACCCTGGGTAGTCTTGTTCGGATTGTGCGTAGTGAAAAGGATTATGAAGTGTTCAACTTCGGTAACAATTACAGGATTGGTGTGTATAATGGTGGTGCAGCGGATATAGGGGATGATGTGGACTTTGCAGAGCATGTGCACTGGGCAGAAAAGAGTGCCACCACGAAGCTAGAGGAACAGACCGTGAACTTCACATATAACAGTAATGAACCCTTATACATCGTATGGAGTCATACATATACTGCTGATGCGACTGGACCATATATCACGGTAAACTTTTCGGAGCCTATCCTCGCAGAGAGTAGCGTGTATAAGAGTGTACTGGATAATACTGGAATATCGTTAAAGCCGGTAATTAACACCATACTTAACAGTGACTATGCTACTGCTAAGCTCACCAATAAGGCTAAACAAACCAACCGCACAGCTATCGACGAGTGGCAGGACGGGGGATTGTTTGACCGTGACATCAGTATACTCGGTATGGAGGTCACATTCGATTATGAGGTTACTCATGATTGTAGTGTCGAGGCTGAACTGTATGTGAATGGTAAGCTTAGTGGTTCCCGTGACATCCTTATCTATAAAGGTAAGGGTACGGGTACTGTTGGCAGTATCTATGATTTGTTTGGCCTTAGTCCGTCTGATTTGATTAATCGTAATGAGTTGTGTATTAATCCGTTTGAGATTAGGTTCTTTGTGTCTAATCCGTATATGGCGGGTTTTGATGTGAAGATTCGTAATGTTGTGATTAACATTGAATACATACAACGGTCATCGTGTCAGTATGGGTTCACGCTTGATGGTGAGTACAGTAAGGATTATGGTATTATACTCTCGGAGGTTACTCATAATCGTGGAACTAAGAATGATAAAAGCTTATACCACGTTGAGGGAACTGATGAAACTATCGTGAACCGGTTGAATGTTGATAGCAAGGACATCGAATTAAGCATCGCCCTTGGTAATAGTTGTGAATATGAGGACTTAAGACATATCATTGACCGTATAGTTGAATTATTCACTAATGACCGTTACATTCACAGTAACAAACCAATACCTAAACGATTAGTATTCGACCACATGCCAGACAGGTACTATGAAGTAGTAAGAGTCGAGGACTTTGATGACAAATTTGACACACAAATCTACAAGGCAAAGATAAAATTGCTTGTACCGCAGGGAACTACCTATGACTTGCAGGAAACCATTACCGGTAAGCATGGTTACAGTCCGAGCAGTGTAACCATAAGACCATACATCACATACATCAGTAACACCGCAGGATACGCAACAATCTACGAAGAAAACAGTATGCAAACATTCACAATACAAGACACCAGGATAACACAGGGAGTCACAATAAAAATAGACTGTGAGAATCGTAAAGTATACATTGAATCAACCGACATCACCGAAGGAGTGAACTACAATAGTATGTGGTTCCGTCTGCGTGGGGAATATGACTTCACCAGTGAAACCGGTAATGTTGTAAAAGTAGAATATCATGTAAGGAGAGGATAACTGTGCGTGACGTTAACATAATCATATTCGACTTCATGGAACAGTTCGTGAAATGGTTAGACCCTGACTTAGCTGATATAGAGGAAACCAGTAATGAAAATGCCTGCCGCAAGATTCGGATTACTTACCCGTATGAGCGTGAGGTTATTGATGAAGACACTAAACTATGGTACCGGCAGGGTAACAAGATATACATACCAGACATTAACGGTATCACCAGTTGCTTATACGTTATCAATACACAATACGAGATAGACTTCTGGGACAAGAACACTATCACAGTAGAAGCAGAGGAAGTACTAACAGAACTAAACTATGATATGATAAGTTTCACCGATGACACACCCATCACCATCACGGAGGAAAAACTTGACGAATGGTTCGGAGCATTTTACGACATAGAAGGACTAGACAAACTAGCCACCAACCGTAAAACAGTAACACCCGAAGGTATCATGAGCAGGATGAGCCTGCTAAGAATGATAGAAGAAGAAACCGGCAGAACATTCATCACAACCTATGAGAACATGGAAAACACCATCAATAGAACACTATACCTAGCAGACATGAGCACACACAGACACATAGCCGCCACAGAAACACTAGACCTCAACTACAACCTAGAAAGCCTAGAGTTCATCAAGTCTGAAGAGGACACATACAATGCTATGTGTCCAGTCTTCAACCAGAAAACCAACGTAGTAACAGCAGAGGAAATAACACAAAATCCTACAATGAATATCAGCACTGCTATCATAAACAAGGCCGAGCTACGAACAGAAAACAACAACCAAATCAAACTAAACACCGACCTCACAACAATCAAAGACGCAGTAATTGACGCAGGATTAGTGGATGGAGACGCAGCAGTAACCCTAACCACACAAACAGACAACACTCAACTACTCGAGGACTGGCTAGCATACACCGTAGAGGAAGGACAGGAAATCCCTATGATCATACAGCAGGATGAGGATGGGAATACTGTTACTACTCAGACTTGGAGTGCCCCGTTTGCTAAGGAAGCTGGTGAGTTGTATATTAAGTATACTGGTGTGAATCAGACGGAGTATAACCTGGTTAGTCCGTATAATCCTGGTCGGTCGCAGATGATGTTTAAGTGTGGGAAGGAGAATACTAGTGAGACTTTGATGCCGGCTATTTATAATGAGTTGGCTAATAGTTTGTTGAATAAGTTGATGCCTTCTTATGAGTTGAAGATTAGTGTGAAAGATATTCAGGATTTACTGGGATTGGATAATCTGGGGTATCAGGTCGGGGAGACATTGCAGGTCAGAGTGCCAAACTTCAATTATTATCTGCCGTGTCGTGTGACTGAGACTGTGAAAAATGCTCATTTCCCTGGTGAAAACACTATCAAGATTGAGACCGAGGTCACCAGTATCTTCGACATGGTGGCTACAGAGATAGTTAGTCAAGACCGTATCATCGGCGAGAACGAGGTTAAAACTATCTTTGGTGGTACTCTCCGTGAGGTAGACTCTAATGTTGCATTACCGGACAGGTATGTTACCATGGCTATCCGCCTTACTAAAGCGTATCAGGGTAAGGGTGAAACCACACCCCAGGAACAGATTGTTAAAAAATTCGACCCAGTTAATGAGACATACATCTTCGATGACATACAAATACAGAACCTTGAAAAAGCTATACGTAATGACTTGATTAAAAACAATTTTCCCGCAGATTATTATAAGCTCCGTGATGTTGAAGGAAATGTGTATAGTGTTCCTCGACAGGATTGTGTTGCAATCTACAATGCACGTAACAATATTTACATCGCCAATGAACAATACTACGGAGACGGAGATAAACTAGGTTACGGTTCATTTGATGACACCATATCCGTACACCGGTATGAAAACGCACGTGAACTAGCAAAGGCGGGCAACCAAACCTTTGAACACTCAAAAATATACTACTACGCAGTAGCCCTCGAAGACCTTCAACGAAAAAATCCTGCAGGAGGTGATGGTTTGGGTTATTCTGCGGAAGCTCAGAATGGACCTACATGTCTGCCTGCTAGTATGAGTAACATTACATCAGCGCTGTTTACTTATCATACTGAGTATGAGTTAGCTAACTTGATGAAAACCAGTGATGGAGGTACTAATCGGAATGAAGCCGATAAGGTTATGGAAGACCTCGGATTCAAAGTGGAACGAGTACCCGCCACATGGGACAACATTATGAAATATGTGAACAATAACCATTTGGCCAGTATATCTATTGCAATAGAACTGCTTGGCCCTAGTTACTATCCAGAGGTTTATCAGGTCGGGGAGACAGGTTACCATGCAATAAATATTTGTGGCTGGTATTATGTGGGGAATGACCGACGAGTACTGGTGCAGGATACTAATGTTGCAGTATTTGCCCCATGGTTTCAGGGAGATTATACTCCTGAGGACGCATGGGTTCGATGGGATGATGTGTTACCGGCTATTAATGTCACATACTATGACAATAAGTTATATATTCTTACAAACAAACTACGATCTCAGGGTTATCAACCTTATATGACTGTGATTAGCCTGACGGATAAATTACTGGCGGATGTTGATGAGAGTTTACAGACTGCCCTGGTGAACACAGGATTTGAACCAGAATTGTATAATTATAAGTTCAAGTTGGATGAGATCCGGGCGGCGATTATGGAGGTTATGTGGTTTATTATGAATAGTGGTATGAGTTTGGATATTATGAGCAGTAGTAGTACTTTAAGTACTGCTAATGGCGTGGAAATGGATAATATTAGTTTATGGTGGCTCCGTGCGATGGCTTTCGCGGGTATGTATTATTATCATACTCATAAGGAGCGTACTACTAACCTGGTGTTGGAAGTGGGTACTAAGACTCCTGCTTCACTGTATTATCAGCGTTTTAGTCGTGTAGTGGATAATGTTGGAGCGTATGATTGGTTTACTGCGTGTAAGGCTGATGACCTTAGTTATTTGTTTGGTTACATATGCAGTACATTAATGTTTAACCTTGGTATTCCTTACAGCCCATATGACTTTAGTGCTGGTAGTACAAACTATATCAGTTATGACCTCATAGGCAAAACAGTAGTAGACAAAGCCGGAGTACTCAACGGCGAACGAGTACTACACTACACCATAGTTGACATCACAGAAATGGAAAACATGGTACCAACTGACAATCGTATGAGAGACTCATTCCAGGACACAGTAATGTTCCTATGGGCAACCAGTTCCTCACTAGTAAAAAGTGCTAGTGTAAAGGATAGCAGATACCCACTTATGATTTATCGTTTTGATAATGGTAACGTGTATTATCAGAACATACTGGGCTCGGGTAATAGTCCTGGTAGTAAGTATGATGTGCTTGTCACGAATAGTGGTGATAGTAACCCTTGGAGTGCTACTAGTAAGTCTAACTTGTTATTATGGAATCAGGATGTGGCAGAGTTACTAGATGATGGTGACAAGGATAAGATACTCGTCTTGAGTTGGTATAAGGATATAGGAGGAATGGTATAAGATGACAATCCAATACCCCGGACCACTTGACAAAAGCCGGAGAGTCTATATCGCCATGGATTACACAGATAATAATAACAAAACCATTTACAGAACCATTATTAACAAGCTGAAATCCAATGGTATCAATAATATTCAAGAGTTTGCTATAGGTCCTAGTCACTTGTATGAGGCTATGAAGTGTACTGTGGAGCAGAATCAAACAAACGCTATCGTTGTTTATGTGGCTAACGGGATTGACCCTACCAACGTAAAAGAACTGGGAATGGCAGGACCTAACGGTCAATGGGGGGAATTCTGGGGTAATGATAACACCGGTCGTAAGTGCAGGTCACTCGGTAATGATGTGGTTATTGCATTGTTCTATGATAGTTGTGACCCTACACGGCCATCCGGTACGTGTTATAAAAGTATTGTTACCCGTAACCCTCATAATGATATTCCTGATGGTGGTCGGTGGCCTGACAAAGAGAAACCATTGGATTACATGAAACGTAACAAAATATACATCGTAAACCGTAGTAGTAACCAACATAACAAGAATAACAGTAGCTTTGATTATGATTCTATCACCGATAAGAAGGGTGATAAAATTGGGCAGGCAATCGCTGACCTTTTCACTTATGGACAACCAGATGAGAATGGGGGAACACCCAACGCACCCAGCAACACTAACACACCAACAGTCACACCCACACTAACACCCACAGCCGACCCTAACGCTACCAAAGTAGTAGCCACCAAAACCATCACACAAACATACACCCACCCACACTATGAACGAGTATACAAGTTAAAGACCGATAAAAACGGAGCATTCCAACTACTCCACACACTACCATACAAGGCCGAGTACAGCATCACCATGAAATACGGTGGAGACAAAACACACAATGGAACCACACGCACAATCAAGGTACAGAACTATGCTAAGAACAGCCAGGTATTCGAGGAAAAACTATTACACACAGAGACCACCATCAAATACACTGATAACACCACAGAAACTACGAGCACCGGGGCCAAACCAGACACTAAGCATTGGCGTAAAGTAGTAACCACCGAGAACTATGAGAACGGTGTTATCAAAAACAAGACCACGAAGACACTCTACGGTGACCTCATACTACAGGAAGCAGAACAACAACCCGACCTTAGCATTCCAACCGTGGATGTTACTAATCCTGCGGAGATTGTGGCTCCGTCTATTGTGGACCCTTCACAGATGGCTAGTCCGTTCGCTAAGCAGATTCCTACTATGAGTAATGGTATGCCTAATGTGTTGATGATGACTGAGGCGGGTAAGAATTTTGTAATGGTATCTGAGAAAACATACACCTTATCTGAGGAACAGTACAGGGGAGTATTCCAGCGTGATAGTAAGATGATGCAGTTGCATGATTATTATGTGCCGAAGTATATTGCTTTTGAAAGTACTGATACGCAGACTTGGAACGTGGTTAAACGGGAAGTCTGGAATGCAGTAGAGGAAAGCGTGATGTACTATATGGTAGATAATAACGGGTGTGCATGGCCAGAGACAATCACAGTTGATTTTAAAAACCATAAAACTACCCTCGCAGGAACAACCATAAACTGGAAAGCAGCCACATGCCAGTACCACTTTGTGAGCGATAAACAGAACTATGAGAAAAGTTGTGGAGATACCAGTGCCAGCGTATGCTCACAAATACTGCATAACTACATAAGTGAATGGAAAATTGTTAACAAAGTTGGACAAAGCTTAGGGCCCACCACGATAAGAGATGTTATTGCAAATTGGAATTTAAAAGGCATTTGTGAAGGGGGGCAATGGCCTTTAGCCATAAATTGGCTCGCCACACGTAAACCGTTCATATGGACATGTACGGCCATTAC